AAATTCGCGATTTGGTCGTGCGCGGGTATAATCTATCTATCCGCAACGCAGAACGCGAGGAAACGCACGCAGAGGCTGAACAAAAGGCATACTACGCGGGGCGGCAAGAAGTGGACAAGCTACATTCGCAGATCAAAGAGCAAACGAGAGCGAAACTCGGACACCTAGGCGATGGTCTGGACTTCCGCTCATACCTTGGCTTCGATCCGACGAAAACCGACACGACAGATGAGCAATCGTTTTAAGCGACCATAACACTACCATAACACAACCATAAACAACCATAATGAAAACAGAATCAGACACACCGAGGACAGACAGAGCTGGAGAAGATGGGCTGTATAGCACCATGGTCATCCATGCGCTGCGATTAGAGCGAGAGCTAAATGAGGTGACCAAGCAGCGCAATGCGTTGACTGAGGCTTTGATTGCTGCGCAAGGTGCATTAAATCCGTTGAGCGGATTTACCAAAATAAAAGACAATAGATATTTGCAAATAGTAAGAGACAAGGTTCGCGAAGCACTGGAAACAACGAAATGATAAAAACCATGAAAACATACCGAAAAATCACAATCCTTTTTGCCGATGAAGAACCAGCAGCGGCATACGCAGACGAAACCATAGCGCAAACCGTGCTGGAGCGGTGCGAGGAATGGCACCAAAAAGAGCTAGAGATCGGCAGCGACTACATTGTGGAGTCGATCACCGCGTGCCAGTATCGCGACAAATTACAAGCGCATGCAGACTCACATCCACTCGATCCGAGCTACGCTAACGCTCAAGATTACGCACTGAAAACCGTTTTTTTGCACGAATAACCAACAACCATGAAAGAACAATTAAATGAGTTACACCTATTTGCAGGAGCAGGGGGAGGAATCCTCGGCGGGATGCTATGCGGACATACCACAGTTTGTGCTGTCGAGATTGAACCTTACTGCCGAAAAGTCCTACTCCAGCGACAACGAGACGGCATCTTGCCAAAGTTCCCAATATGGGATGATGTGCAAACATTTGACGGAACACCCTGGAGAGGAAAAGTTGACATTATTTGCGGCGGCTTCCCCTGCCAAGACATTTCCACAGCAGGGAAAGGCGCGGGAATTGACGGAGAGCGAAGCGGATTATGGAAAGAAATGGCCCGCATCATTCGCGAGGTTCGACCACGATACGCTTTTGTGGAAAACTCACCAATACTCACTTCTCGGGGGCTTGGAACCGTTCTCGGAGACTTGGCCCAAATGGGGTATCATGCGCGCTGGGGAGTGCTGGGAGGACGACACATTGGAGCCTCCCATCAAAGAGAGCGCATTTGGATTCTCGCTTCCAACCATTGGCAAGAACGAATTCAAGGGAGCCGGGAAACTGCGATTTCACGGATCAGAACAATACAGGGGCGCGAAAATGGCGGAGGGCGTGAGAACATCAAAGGAAGATCCGATCTACCTGAGCCCGTCCTTCTCCGAAGAGCAAATGAGGTGGCCCATTACGTGGACAGAATTAGCGCCATTGGAAACGGCCAGATACCAGCAGTGGCTGCACTCGCATGGCAAATTTTAAGCGGAAATTTGCACGAATAACCCTTGGTAAATCAACGAAAAACCATTGGTACATAAAGGCTAGAGAACTATTTTCTCTTTTCTTGCAGAAATCGCTTTACAATTTGCAAGGAATCAGTGTATTGTGAGCGCGCCGCAGGGCAATAACCAACTACCACCATGATCGAATACATCGAAAAACTAACCGAAGCGCAGGCAAAGCTGTTGCTGCTATTCGCAATGCAGGATTTACGCACCGCGATATACAGTCCATCACCAGCAAACGATGCTACTACGCTCGGCTGGCTCACTCAAAAAATCGAAACTCTAGCACAAGAAAATACCGAACAATGAAACTAGACACAACAGACACCATCATACTCACGGTCGGAATCATTGCGACTCTGATCGCAGTCATCAACGCAGCTCTCTGGATTCGCGCTCTGATCCAACTCTACCGCGAGGACACCGGCTTCGACCTGCCGCCGACCGACATAGACGGCAGGGACGCGCAGGGAAACGCATTCGGCAAGAAAGGAGGCTTACATGAGTGATACACCGAGAACAGACGCAGCCTCGCGCATGGCTTTCTCTGGCGAATACATGGTGCCGATCGAGTATGCACAGAAGCTAGAACGCGAGCTTGCCGACATGACAAAGCAGCGCGACCATTACAAAGCAGCGTGCGACCAATACAGTGAAGACGAAATGCTTTGCAAGTTGCAGGAAGTCACCAAGCAGCGCGATGCGTTGGCGGAGGCTCTCGGCCCGTTCGTAACACTGAATCCTTTGAGTAAACGTGTGCAAGAAAGATGGCATGGCTATGTATTGAACGCCAAACAAGCCCTAGCAGCCACGAAAGGAGGGAGCCATGAGTGAACGCGCACTGGAACTTGCCACCGCGCTGGAGGCTGAGCTGCTGGCTCAATGCGACAAGCTGGAGGCGACAATGCAGCGACCAGAGTATTCGAACTTTCCGGTGGACGAGCGCAGCAACATTCAGCGCAAGCAAGCCGAGATCTGCGGTCTGTATTTACAGATGGATTTCATGAAATATCAAATTTCGAGAATATGAACATGACAAAAGAACTATCGGACTCCTTGCTAGCTGCGTGCAAAGCGGCGGGGATTTACAACCCCAGGTATATCGCGCAGGATAAAAGTGAACCGTATGTATGGCATTATGACCTAATGCCAGACACAGAGGAATCAGGCGTGTGGGCTGTTGACAACGGGAACGCCATTAAAATACATCACCCGCCCTACGCCGATGACTGGCAAGACAGCTTGCTGGAGTGGGTTGATTATATTGCTGACACCAGCAAAAAGGTCGATGATGCTTGCAAGATCGCGTATCATGCGCACCTCGAAAAAGGCGATGGGTTATGCTGGAGCCGTGCTGGCGACTACCGCCAAGGATGGCAGGATGCGCTTGAATGGAAAGGAGGCGCAAGTGAGATTTGATAAATTTGACGCCGTACTGCTTGGCGTGGTTATAGGCGCGGTTATGAATGGCGTGATCACCACCATTATCGAAGGAGAAAACACAGTTGGCAACCTATGCAAACAAGCCATCGAGCGCGGATACGCTGAATACGTGGTTGACTCGGACGGAAAAACAACTTGGCAATGGAAGGAGGCGAAATGAAATGGGAAAAATCACGATTAGGCGGATGTCACGTAGTAATTTCCGATGTAATAACCATAGAGGTCTACAAGTCGTACTCGTCAAGAGATTGGGTATATTATTTTCTTAATCGCAGATCCATAAAATCATACGAAACTATGAGAGAAGCAAAAAAAGAGGCAATCAAACATTGTGAAAATATACTAGCTAGAGGGCTTGCGCAATTAGAGAAAGGAAAAACAAAATGACTGACGAACAAATAAACATCGCCATCGCGGAAGCGTGTGGTTGGCATTGCAATCAATTTGGGCTATGGGGTATCGACTTTGCGGATGGTGTTTCTGGATCACCTCCCGACTACTGCAACGACTTCAACGCAATGCATGAAGCTATGCTGTTACATCCTCGAAAAGAACTGCTAAGAGACTTTCTCTACCTGGAAGTATTAGAAGATCCAAAAAACACAACAAACGAACCAGCATGGGCAACAGCTAAGCAGTGGGCAAAAGCTTATATAACCTCATTAGGAAAATGGATCGAATGAAAAACAAACAAAAGCAATCGCGAGTATCTCACCTTTTCCGCAAGCGCAGGAGCATTTGGTATGCACTGTTAGAAAATGACGAGGCGACATGGGAGCTATGTTACCAGCTCTCATGGGACGGCATGGCGAAACGGCACAAACAACAAATCAACAAATCAACACACAAAACCAACAAAAAATAACAATATGAAAGCAAACCTAATGACTATCACGCCTGAGTGGGCGCAAAAAATACTGAATGAAAAGAACGCTGGAAATCGTCCGATGAATCGAATCCATGTTGAGTCTCTAGCAAAGGAAATGAAGCGCGGAGCATGGAAAGTGAACGGCGACACGATCTGCATAAATGAAGATCGCCTAATCGACGGGCAACATCGACTCGCAGCCGTAGTGCTCTCTGGAGTATCGATCCAGACATTCGTGGTCGAGGGACTGGCATCTGATGTATTCGACACGAAAGACGTAGGAAAGCGCCGCAGCGCTGGCGACACGCTGGGAGTTCGAGGCGAACAAAATGCCTGCCGACTGGCGGCTTGCTTGGTTCTTACCGACAAGTATATGACCGGACGTGCCGACAAATCTGTCAGCTATACCAACACGGAAATGGAAGAATTGCTTGAGAAGTATCATGAGGCACGGGAATCACTCCAGACCTCATACAAAGCCAAAGGTTTGATTCTACCGAGCGTGCTGGATGCCTGCCACTACCTGTTCAGCCGAAAAGACGCAGCACTTGCTGACCAGTTTGTCGAAAAGGTCATTCGCGGCACCGGACTAGAGGAAGGGACTCCTTGGTATGTGCTACGCGAGCGACTGATGGGCAACTCACTCTCGAAGGCTAAAATGTCTCAACCATACATGATGGCGCTCTGCATCAAAGCATGGAATCACGCGAGGGCTGGAACATCGGTGCGATTCCTAAGGTGGCGTGAAAAGGGAGACGCCATCGAGCAGTTCCCGGTGATCAAGTAATCAGGCGAAGCTCAAGGCAATACAAACCATGAAAATCTCCGACATAATCGAAATCGTCAGCGCCGAGATGGGCGTCGATCCTGATCTCGTCACAACCAAGACACGGCTACAGGAGGCAGCAGACGCCAGAGCAGTCGTACAGGCTGTCATGCGTGACCGAGGATGGATTTACTCTAGGATCGCATTAGTTTTCAGCACGGATCACGCCACAGTTAGGCACAATTGCCAAAAGATCGAACAGGCGCGAGCAATGGTCAAAGCATACGATGCGGCTAAGACCGCGCTAACACTCTCCCAGCCGAGTGGCTGACGGGAACTAATGCCTCTGCTCCCGCATGTTCAGGCGCGAGGCAGGGGCGAACTCACAACATTTGACGCTTGCCAACCGCTCAGATTGTTGTATCTTGATTCCGTGACCACTACCACGGTTCATTGCATCGTCAGCAAACTTTACAGCCTAGGCATCGGCATGGGCGAGGCTCGCATCTTCGTCATCGCCGACGGTCGAACCATGCGTGAGATCGCCAACCATGCCAAGGTCGGACTCGTCTGCGTGAACAACAACCTGTGGGTGTTAATGCAAAAGGGCTTAATCACAAAGCAAACTGGCAGACCGTCAACCTACCACCTCACGCCGGTGGGCAAGCGAGCAATCGCCGAACTCAACAGCTCCACGAAATGAACTCATTCCTTCAAGCAATCGAAAACCTTTCACGGCGCAAAGTGACGCCCTCGTGGTTTCGTTGGCGTGAGTGGTCAGCGATGGCACCGGCAATCCGCAATCGCTCGTTTTTCAGCGCCACAGTGACCTCAGCGCGCGTTCTGAACAAGATGCGTAACATGTTGCTGGACTGGCAAGCGGACGCCACAGAGGAGATCGTGGACGTAAACACGGGGGAGTTCGTCACAGCGTATAAAGAGACAGGACTCGCCAAGTTCCGCGAGCGTTCCGCGGAGTTCCTGATTCAGGAAGGACTGGCAACGCCTGCCGACTACAAGGACACCAAGATCACCAACGTCGTTTCAAACGCTCGTTTACAGTTGATCTACAACACGAATCTGGAGCAAGCGTCAACCTTCGCGCAATGGCAGGGCAGAATGAGAAACGAGGATTGGCTGAACCTGAATCCCGCGGCTCGCTTCGTCCGGCGCCCGGGAGCGCGCATCAAGCGGCAGCGCCATGTTGAGGCTGAAGGTGACGTGAGACGATGGGATGACTTCGCCTATTGGCGGTTCCAGAACGCAGCGGACATCGGCGGCTTTGATGTGCCATGGGGTCCGTTCGGCTTCAATTCCTACATGGTGCAGGAGCCGGTCAAACGTGCCGAAGCCGAGCGCCGCAAGCTAGTCAGAAAAGGCGAACGAGTCAAAGCTCCGAACGTCGCGCAATTTGGCGTTGACCTCGGGAAGCAATTCAACGCTGGCGTCGATGCAAACATTGACGACCTCACACCCGAACTGGCAAACGAAGCACGGAAAACCATCACAGACAGGCTCGGACCGCAAGCAATCGGCAGAGACGGAAAACCCACACTCGACGCGCTCAAACAGGCACTGAGCGGAAATTACAAGCCGATTCAAGCACCTCAAGCTCCAGCGGCTAAGCCATTGCCAGCGCCTAGAAAGCGCGCAACTCGTAAACCTGAGCCAGAGACGGGTGAAACTGAACCAGCAGGATCGAAAGTGACAGACAAGATTGTATTCGGCAGGATCACAGGCAAAGAGAAGGAGGTCAGGAAGAAATGGGATGACGTAAGCAAGACAATCGACTCAATACACGGAGATGGACCATTGCCTCCCGCACCAGTAAAGCATGAAGAATCAGGTGGATCTGTGAATGGGCAATATCGGAGATTCGACAACGAAATTACCACATTCAAAGAGGGCGCGATCCCGATGACGTTGACGCACGAGATAGGACATTGGATCGATTACAGAGGATTCAGAAACATACCAGACGCAGAGCCTCCAATGAAGGGCGACAAGGTTTTTGCTTCGTATTCTCCACTGTTCAAAAAGTTCATCAAGATCGCCAAGAGCAGCAACAAGATAAAGGAGATCAAGACAGCGTATCTCACCGCGAAATCCAAAAGATACCTCACATCGAATCACGAGATTTTTGCGCGTGCTTATGCGCAATACATCGCCACAAAGTCGAAGAATCCAGAAATGCTCGAAAACCTGAAAAACAGGCAGACAGGAGCGAAAGGGAGAAGCTATCCCGATCAGTGGGATGATGACGACTTTGTGCCGCTATACAACGAAATCGAAACTATATTCAAACAAATCGGATGGCTAAAAATATCAAAATGATCAACAAGATAATCGATGACCTCGCAAGGGGGAGATACGATACGGTCGATGAAGCGGTCGAGGATCTCATTTCCTACGGCGAAGATCCAAAGGTAGCGCTCAATAGCGTGCTGGCAATGGCTCAAGTCGATGTCATCTGAGAGGCATCAAACTATGTTATACCAAGATTTTACTAAGCCATGAAAACACGTCAAGCTCAAAAAAATGAACCCTCGCAAGATCAAGGAAAGAAAGTTCGCGGCCGTCCGACTTTGGCGAATGACGAGCGCAGAAACAAGATCCTCGACGGAATCTCTAAAGGCACGCCGTTGACGGTCATCTGTCGCGAAATTGGCATTGCAGACTCGACGGTTCGCGATTGGATGGGCAATGACGAAACCTTTTCCCGCGACATCGCACGCGCGAGAGAACTGGGATTCGACGCGATAGCAATGGAGGCGCTCAGGATCGCCGACACGCCATTGGAGGGCATCGAGCATACCGACACACCAGACGGTCCGAGGATCAAGCGTGCCGACATGCTGGGGCATCGCAAGCTACAAGTCGAAACACGTCTCAAGCTGCTCGCGAAGTGGGACCCGAAACGTTACGGCGACATGGTTCGCCAAGAGATCAGCGGTCCAGACGGCGCACCGATTGCTCAAGCGACTGTTTCACTCTCACCTGAGCAAGAAGGCAATCTTGCCGCACTCGTTGAACTAGCCAAAGGAAAGGCAAAAAAATCATGACAATAGAAATTCTCAATTTGATAACTCAACTGATGATGTGCGATGATCCGACAATGCTAAAAGAGTCAGATCGCGACAAATTAGACGCATGGGCAGACGAACAATCTAGATTGCTTGGTTTTCGCAACTGGATTGACTCATACCACTGGAATAAAAATGACTCCGACTGAGTTTTGCGTCCGAGTTCTAGGCATCGTGCCATATCTTTGGCAGTGCGAAGCCATGGAGTCGGTGGCGATGGAACAGCCGACAAGCGTAGTCGCAGCGAACGGCAGCGGCAAGACGGCAAGACTTGTGGCTCCGCTCGTGCTTTGGTTCCTGCACGAGTTCCCGCGCGGTCAGTGCATCTTCACCAGCGGATCGTGGATGCAGATCGAGAAGCAGCTATGGGGCGCAGTCAAAGTCTATCAACACCGATTCCCTCACTGGCGCTTCATGTCTGAGGAATTGCGCACACCCGAGGGCGGCTACGCCTTCGGATTCAGTACCGACAACCCGGGGAGAGCTGAAGGTCATCACCCGAAAATCGGAGGCGATGTTGACCCAGTATTCCTCATCATTGACGAAGCCAAGACGGTTCCCGACTCGATCTTCGAAGCGTTCGACCGATGCACGCGGAAAATGGAACTTTGGGTGTCGTCACCTGGAGCGCCCCGCGGTCAGTTCTACGACTCATTCCACAAGAACTCCAGCCTCTACAAGACGATCCGCGTGCCATCGACCGACTGCGCTCACATCAGCGCGGAAAAGCGGGAACTGGACCGAATCAAGTATGGCGAATCACATCCGCTCTACCGATCAAAGCACCTCGCCGAGTTCACCGAGGACTTCGACCGCTTGGTTCTCGCACCAGACTTGCTACGCAATGCACTCGATGCTCAGCCGAAGCCAAACGCTCACGGTGAGATCGTAGCATTCTGTGACTTTGCCGCGGGACGGGATGAAAACGTTCTGGCAATTCGACGAGGCAATCACGCTCGCATCGTCCGAGCATGGCAGGAACGGGACACAGTGCAGGCGGCACGCGAATTCATACAGATGTTTCAAGCGGAAGGACTAACCGCCGGTCAGATTTGGGGCGACGCTGACGGACTCGGCACCGGCTTCTGCGACCAGTTCGCGGAGATGGGCTGGCACATCAACCGCTTCCACGGAGGCAAGCCAGCAAGCGACAAGGACGAATACGCCAACCTGATCGCACAGGTCTGGCACGTTGCCAGTCGCGAGATCGAGCGTGGACGAATTCACGTTGGTGAACTCGACCCGACCACATTCTCACAGATCACGACACGGAAAAGCGAGTGGAATGAGACGGGCAAACTCCGCGTCGAATCGAAGGAGAAGATGGCCGCGAAAAGCATGAAGTCACCAGACCGAGCAGACGCATTGCTTGCTTGCATTGCACTCGGTAGCAGGATCAGCGGAGCCATGACGGGAGCGGCATCGGTTACCACATCGCGGAACACTTTCGCCAGCCGAACGGTCCGAGGTTTTAACGCTCTGTGATTTTATGCTTGCCATAGGCTCTGTGACGTGCTATTGCGATGCTCACCATGACCGCAGACGAAAGAAAAGGCATCGTAGCGCCTTTGCCAGCTTCCTACCGCACGCAGGACTATGACCTTGCAAACGTGACGCCAGAGCAAGTGCGCAGCATTCTACGCAACGTGCGCACCGGCAGGCTGGAGGATCAGGATCGACTCTTTCGGATGATGGTTGATTCTTGGTCGCGTCTGCGTAAGTGCATCAATGAGATCGCTGGCAACGTCACGTCATTACAGATCGAGATCAAGCCAGGTATTCGCGAAGGTGCCGAGGAGCCAACACCGCAGGCATTGCAAATCTATGAGACAGTCGAACGAGCGCTTGAATCATACGCACCACGTCCGAGCCATTGGGAACTCGACACGAAGGGCATGATGCGCGCGCTCATCGACGCCTACGCCAAAGGAATCAGCGTGGTCGAGATCATCTGGCACACCGAGAACGGCATCGTCTCACCGCGGTGCTATGCTCCAGTGCCTGCGAAATACCTCGCCTATCCATCCGCATCGAATGAGATCGACCGCCTCATGATGGCACCGAACGGCGTCAACTATGACACGCTCATCGACTTCCCGCCCGACAAGTTCCTGATCGCCATATGGCAACAAGGAGGCTGTCATCCAATCCATTCTGCCAACCTCCGCGCGCTCACAAAGTTCTGGCTCGGTGCAATCTACGGGCTGGGCTGGTTCATGCAATACGCGCAGCTTTACTCGATCCCATGGCGACATGCGGAAACTGACGGCAGCGACGAAGCAATGATGAAGGCGCAGGAAATGCTCGAAAACATCGGAACCAGCGGCTACGCGGTCACAGGACCGGGCGTCAAGTTCTCCATCATGGACGGCATCAAGGGCGGCGAATCGCTGCCACAGGTCGCGCTGATGAACGAGTCAGACAAAGCGTGTGACATTCTCATGCTCGGCCAGACGTTGACAACGGACGTTGGCAGCAGCGGAAGCCGAGCGCTGGGAGACGTGCATGCAACGGTTCGCGGCGACATTCTGCAAGCGGTCGCGACATGGATCGGGCAGGTCGTCACGACTCAGTTGATTCCATCAATCGTTCGTATGAATTACGGCGCAGGCATTGCCAGTGAGGACATGCCATACGCTGAAATCGTGATTCCGAAGCCGAAAGATGAGAAGGCAATCGCCGAGCGCATCAAGATCGTGACCAAGGACATCGGTCTGCCGGTCTCGAACAAATGGATCTACAACGAACTCGGAGTCGAAGAACCGCAAGAGGGCGAGGCACTATTCGGCGAGGTCGAAGATCCGCTCCCATTGCTGCCAGAGATCACCGAGGCGGCTCGTGCTGACATCGATTTTAGACCGACCGAGGACATGGCGAAGGCAGCGCAGGACGCGCTTGAGATTCGCCGACAGAAGCCAGCATCGGAGCGCGGTATGACCTCAGTAGGCATCGCACGGGCAAGGGACATCTCCAACCGTTCCGAGCTATCAGCAGAGACAGTGAAGCGCATGGTTTCCTTCTTTGCTCGCCATGAGATCGACAAGAAGGGTGAGACATGGAGCGACAAGGGCAAAGGCTGGCAGGCATGGCACGGCTGGGGTGGCGACGCTGGCAGAGAGTGGGCAAACGCAAAGCTCAAGCAGATCGAGAATGACAAATGAGCAGATGCGTGAGGTCGCGGGGCAATGGCTCTCGCCGGTGGATCAGATCTTTGCTGACCTGATCGACAAGAGCTACACCATGACCGCCGGTGCATTTCAGATTGAAGTGCAGCAGGTCATCGATCGCATTCCGCAGTTGTTTTTCCTACTCGACAAACGAGCGCTTGAAACGTCACTCGAAAACGAGATCGGCGCGGCAATCGTCAAATCACTGGAGCGAGAATTATGAAGATCACCATCACAGCAACAGGACTCGATCCAGTGAAGGCGTCGATGATTCGCCTGCAATCGGCATCGGTGCGCAAGGTCGCGGTTCTCACCGGCGCTCAGGATGCTCTGGAAGTCGTCGAGAAATACTACAACATGAACGGATCGCGGCTTTGGGAAAATCCATCGCTTCCGACTCATGGTCCAGGTAGGAAAAAAACGCAGTGGTGGCGCAAAGTCTCAGGAAGTTGGTCGATCATGGGCGCGAGTGGATCAGGCGTGACGCTGCGCAGCAAAGGTGCCATAGGATTCTCTCACAAAGTCACCGGTGGGACGATCACCGCGCGGCGTGCAAAGTTCCTGACGATCCCCATTGTGCCAGAGGCTCATGGGCTGACAGCTCGGACATACAGCCGGACAATCGCGCCGCTATTCGCGGTCAAAGGTGTGCTAGCGCAGGCAGATGAAAACTCTCCCACCGGTATCAAGCCGGTATTCGTGCTGAAGAAATCCATCACGCAGAAGCCATGGAAGAATGCACTTCCACCGGAGCAATCATACATCAACGCATTCGCGAACGGAGCGCTTCAAAGCATCATTGCACAGGTCGAAGGCACTACTTAAAAAAAAGCAATTACAAGCCAGAATCGGGTGGTAATCTTCTATTCGAAATGGCGAACGAAATCATCAGTGCATCATTCCAGACCGAAGTGGAAGCTTTGGCTGAGAGCATTGTATATCTCCCTGAAGGCGAGCATGAAATCCATGCTACCGTCAATGGCAAGGCTGCCAAGCGCAAGGTCACGGTCGATGAGTCGATCCTCGCTGCATTCGCAAGCGACCTGCAAGCTCGCCAATCTCGCAACGTGCGACCATTCGCAGGCTTCGATCACAAAGCCGGTCCTGCATCATTCATCCCGAAGGAATTCCGATACGAATCAGGCGTCGGTCTGGTTCTCGACATCGAATGGACGCAGGCAGGCAAGAGCGCCGTCGAAGGCAAGGACTACTCCTACTTCTCGCCAAACTTTCTACTCGCCAACGGCACGCCAGCAGGTCTGCCGACACATGGCGAGATCGGTTCGCTCGTCAATGAGCCAGCATTCGAGGCGATGGAAAAGATCGCCGCATCATACAACGAAACCAATATGGACATCAAACCACTAATCGAACTCGGTCTAGTTGCCGAGGATGTTGACCCGGAGAAAGCAATGGAAATTGCCAAGCTCGAAATCGAAGCCATGAAAAGCAAGATCGCTGAGATCGAGGCTGGCTACATGACAAAAGAAGCCGACGCGGTGCAAGCTGCTGCTAACCACGCCAACGAACTGGAGACAGTCACCGCATCGCGTGACGCTCTCGCCAGCGAAGTCGAAACACTCAAAGCATCTCTAGCTGAAATTGAGGACAAAGCTGCTGACAGTGTGATCGACGAGGCTGTCAAAGCTGGTCGCATCGCTCCGCAAGATGACAAAGCCAAATCGTTCTGGAAGGCTCAAATCAAAGCCGATAAGAGCAATCTTGAAATTCTCAACGCCATCCCAGCCAAACCAGTGAACGGCGAAACCGTTCTCGCCGGTAAAGCTGACGAAGGCACCAAACAAACCGAACTCAAAGGACTCGCACTTGTCGAAGCATCCTTCAAAGCTCAAAACCAATCTCACTAAACAAACAATACCATGCCCAACAACCTAACTCTGTTAGACCTTGCCAAGCTCAACGGCCACGACCCAATCGTAGGTCTGATTGAGGAAGTCGCTAGTGCCTCACCTGAGGTAACAACCATCCCAGCTCGCACGATTCGCGGCACGTCCTACAAGACAGTGACTCGCAACAGTCGCCCGAGCGTTGCATTCCGTCAAGCCAATGAAGGCACGGACGCTACCAAATCGAATTTCACCGAACGTCTCGTTGAGTGCTTCATTCTCTCCGCACGCGTTGAAGTCGATAAGGCTGTTGCTCGCGGTTACGAGGACGGTGCCGAGGCTCTCCAAGCCATCGAGGCAATGGGTGTGATGCGCGCTGCCCTGACCACCGTTGGAACACAAACCATCTACGGCGACAACGCAAGCTCGAAAGGCTTCACTGGTCTGCAAACATTGGTGTCCGCTCTCGGCAGTGACATCGTTGTTGACGCAGGCGGCACAACCTCCGCAACTGGTTCCTCGGTTTATGCCATCAAGGCTGGCAACACAGGCGTTCAATACGTCTACGGCAACGGCACGACCTTCGACCTCTCGCCATTCCGCGAAGGCGACGCAGTTGATGCAGACGCTAAGCGCTACGCAGCATTCATCGCTGACCTCACCGCTTGGATCGGCTTCCAGTGCGTCAACAAACATGCAATCGGTCGTTTGAAAGACCTCACCGCAGACAGCGGCAAAGGATGCACAGACGCCAAGATTGCCGAGCTGCTCAGCAAGTTCCCAGTTGGCGAGCGTCCGACTCACTTGCTCATGTCGCGTCGTTCCGCATTCCAGTTGCAAGTCAGCCGGAACACAACCCCATCCACCAAGCAGGAAGCCTTCACCGGCATTCTTCCAGGTGTGCCAACGGAATCCTTTGGAGTTCCAATCATCATCACCGACTCGATCGTTGACACCGAAACCCTGACCGCTTAATTCTAACCATACAAAATCATGAGCTTCGAATTCAACCGAAACATTCAAGACAAGAATTACACCTCCACTGTGGCTATCGCTCAGGCTGGTGCTAACACCGCAGCATTTGACCTTGAGCAAGTAGTTGGTGGCGACATCGAGCGAGTAGTTTTCTCGCTCTCCGCTCCAACTGCTGCTAACATCTCCGACACCAAAGTCGTGACCTACGCTCTGCAAGACAGCGCTGACGGTTCTTCTTGGGCTGCCGTTGATCCAGCAATCAGCACGACTCAAACTGGTGCAGGTGGCACTGGCATCGTTGCCAAAGAGGTTCGCTTCCGCGTTCCAGCTAACACCCGCCGCTATGTGCGCATCGCTCAAACGATGACCGCCTCGGCTGGAACTGTTTCCGGTAACATGGTCGCCAAGCTTTTGTTCTAATCCGTTGGAACTTGTGTGCAAAGGGCGACGGAGTTGGTAGTTTCCTCCGTCGCCCTAAATTCTTGAAACTCATAACATCATG